CTTAAGGATAGATGTATTCTTACCAATATTGTTTCTGAAGGTTCATTTCGTTTTAATACAACTAGTGAAATAGTTCCTTTAGGACCTAAATGCCCATTATTGTATGAAGATATACCTTCTGTCAATGTATATGGTAAAATTAGTGATCATTTACACATAACACCTAAAAGTACTCTTACAAAAAGTATCTTTTTCAACAAAACTGATTACTTGCTCGGGATACCATCATCTTATGATGGTAAACCTAAATATATGGCACCTAAGATGAGGTCTTTTAGAAATGATGGCGTTTTTTGTTCACCCGAAAATAATTTTATTAAGAAAGTAGGTGTTCTAAAAGCTCCTTTGAATAATAGAATTATGGAAAATGTAGTTCTTTCCTTTACTAGTGATTTGATTTTACGTCTTAGAGAAGAGAATATAATAAGTGCAAACCCTGTTCCTCTTGATGTTGCTCAGAATGGTTTTCCTCTTAATTTTTATTATAGAGCAATGAGAAATAATACATCTGGTGGTTTCTTATTTACTGGTACAAAGAGTAAATATCAGATTAAAACTCCTTTAGATTTTAAAGATGATGCAGTTACACCTAAAGCTGAAGTTAAAATTCAAGTTCAAGAAATAATAAATTCTTATTTGAATAATGAAACTAGTCATTCATTAGTAGGAGCTCAATTGAAGGATGAACCTAGGTCACGTGCCAAAGTTCTTTCCGGAAATACTCGAGTTTTTGCTATGTCATCCTACGACATGACGTTAGTTAATAGAATGTATCTAATGCCTTTCTATAGTCTAATGTGCCAGCATAGAGACGTCTTCTTTACAAAAGTCGGAATTAATATGCACTCATCAGAAGTTGACATTATGTATAATACTCTCAATAAATTTTCTCCATACATTATGGAGGGTGATTATGGAGGGTACGATACAAGTATGCCAGTTGGTATAGGTATTATGGCGAATTCTGTTGTATATAATTCTTTAAAAAAACTTGGTTACAATGATCATTCATTACGAATAGTTCAAGGATTATTGACAGATAATCTTTATCCTACTGTAGTGATGGATGGAACAGTATTTACTCCACCTGGCTTTCAACCTTCTGGTAAATATGCTACTGCTGAGGACAATTCCCTTCGTGGTATTATTCTTTTATATTACGCATTTGCTATAATGTGTACACCTTTAGGTTGTGATAATGCTATGAATCAAACTCAAAAATTTAAGATACGTGATTTTACTAAACTTTTACTACCCATAACATATGGAGATGATATGTTGTGTGGTGTGAAAGAGGAATTATCAAGTTATTTTAATAACATTACATATGCTAAATTTGTTGAAGAAATATATTATATGTCTTTTACGACGTCAGATAAAAAAGAGCAATCTTCTAGATTCATAGATATATCTCAAATTTCTTTTCTCAAAAGAAGTTTTAAATACCATCCTGAATTAAAAAGAATGGTTGCTCCTTTAGATAAAGATTCTTTGATGAAAAGTTTATGTTATTATTTACCCTCAAAAGAGATAACACCTGAAGATCAATTAATTCAAACTTGTAATTCAATTATGAGAGAACTATTATTCCATTGTGATGATGAAGTCGAGTATGA